GGGCTTAGGTATTGAGGTTTTTACTATGTCTCCAATCGAATTACAAGCTCGTGTTAAAGAGCAGAAAGTATTAGATAGAGCAGAGAAACTTAAATATCGCGGCATCGCATACTACAAAACTTACAAAAATTAATTTAATGAAAACAATTGCACTTGCTCTCGCAGCCACCTCATTCGCGTCTGCACCTGCATTCGCTGGTACTTACTTAAACACTGAAGTTAACAACGGTTACTACGGTTCTGAATATGTCGGTAGATCTATTGAACTACATGTTGGAGCTGAAGGAACTAATGGAAAGGTTGACTACTTTGTACAGGGTGGTCCTGCTCTCGTAGCTGTTGACGGCGTTGACGGTACAGAGACAGAACTATCAGGTAAAGTTGGCGGTACATATAACATCTCCTCAGCTACATCTATTTATGGTGAGTTTGCTGGAGCTACTAATGGTGACTTCGATAATTCTTACAACTTAAAAGTTGGTGCTAAGTATAGATTCTAATGTCACACCACCAATCAGATTGCGAAGGTGATCAGGCTCAAATCACGAGCCTCACACCTGAGCCAGAGGAGATTAAATACTCTAAGTCTGGAGTTCCTCTACATATGTTAGACAGTATTCAGATACAAGAATTACCAGCTGACGAACTACCTGAGATGGGTATTGAGGAAGCTTTAACAACCTTGTGAAGAAGATCAATGAACTATGGCTAGTAGTCTTTTTGGCTCTAGCCTTCTTCATTCATATAGAAGTTCTTCATGTGAACTTCCATAGCAGAGAGGCACCTCAGTGTCGGACCTCTTTGTAATTTGGCTTTTAGCCCTCTACGGAGGATACCTATTAGCCGTCTAGACGGTGGGATAGACCACAAAATGATTAATTTAAATTGTGCACGATGATGATTTATACCCTCAGTAAAATTAAACCATAGATAAATGGCACATCAAAATGCCTCTGGCACCGCTACTTCGTTAACCCGTCAGGGTCAATCGAATAGTACAGGTGACGCAAGAGCACTATATCTCAAACTGTTCTCAGGCGAGATGTTCAAAGGCTTCCAGCATAACGCTATAGCTAGAGATCTTCTTATGAAGAGAACACTTAAGAACGGCAAGTCATTGCAGTTCATCTACACAGGTCGCACCACAAGTGAATTTCACACACCAGGAAAACCAATCTTGGGTAACAGTGATGGCGCACCACCAGTAGCAGAGAAGACCATCACAGTTGATGACCTTCTTATCAGTTCAGCTTTCCTTTACGAGTTAGACGAAGTTCTTGCTCACTACGATTTGAGGTCAGAGATCTCTCGTAAGATTGGTTATGCTCTAGCTGAGAAATATGACAGACTCGCTTTCAGAGCTGTTACACGTGGAGCAAGAGCTGCATCACCTATCACTAAGACAAACTTTGTCGAGCCAGGTGGTACACAGATTCGTGTTGGTGCAACAACCAATGACTCTGATGCTTATGTTCCTGCGAACTTAGTAAATGCTTTCTACGATGCAGCTGCTGCACTCGATGAGAAAGGAGTAAGTACTGACGGCAGAGTAGCGGTATTAAACCCACGTCAATACTACGAATTGATCCAGCAAACTGGAGATTCAGGTCTAGTTAACAGAGACGAGCAAGGTACATCCCGTCAGAAGGGTAATGGAATTGTTGAGATCGCTGGTATCAAGATCTACAAGTCAATGAACATACCGTTCCTTGGCAAATATGGTACTGCTTACGGCGGTACAACTGGCGTAACTTCTCCTACAAATGTAGGTAGTTTCGTTGGAGTCACTGCAGAGGATGCAGATGATGGACAAACAGGTCTTAATAACGACTACGGTACAGCAACTCAACTAGGAGCTAAGTCTTGTGGACTTATCTTCCAACGTGAAGCTGCAGGTGTTGTGGAATCTATTGGACCTCAAGTACAAGTAACCAAGGGTGACGTTTCAGTCATTTACCAAGGTGATGTGATACTTGGAAGATTGGCATGTGGCGCAGATTATGTTAATCCAGCTGCTGCTGTTGAATTGTATGTAGGTGCTTCAGCTCCTTCAGCATTCTAACTATTAAGGGAGTCATTACGGCTCCCTTTTTTTTATTCATAAATATTTATACCTATGGCTTTCCCTACCACTAATGCTGCTCAAGAATTACCTGCAATAAATCAAATCCTGATGGCTTGTGGACAGGCACCTGTCACTACTTTGGATGAAACCAACCCAGACGTTGCGATTGCTTATCAAACACTTTTAGAAGTTAGTAGAGAAGTTCAAAGTGAAGGATGGTCCTTTAATAAGGAAGCCCATTATGAGATGACACCAGACTCAAACAATGAGATCTTGATAGCAAACAACATATTGCAGATAGACCTTAGTAGGTCTCATGCAGATGACAAACATGCGATAAGAAGAAACGGAAAACTATATGACAAGGAACATCACACAGATCAATGGACAGATGGAGCAGTTGATTGCGACATAGTATGGCTATTTGACTGGGTAGATTTACCACGTCCTATACAAGATTACATAACAGCTAGAGCATCCTCCATTACCTCTAGTCGGATCATTGGAGATAACACCCAATACCAAATGCTCCAACAAAAGGAGGCATACATGAGAGCTATGGCACTTGAGTATGAAACAAGCCAAGGTGATTATTCATTCTTTGGCAAAGCTGATGGATCACACCCTTACATTAGTTATCAACCATATCAAGCACTTACTAGATAATGGCAGCAGTAACACAAAAGATATCCAACTACTTAAGTGGTGTATCTAAACAGGCAGATAGTAAGAAACTTCCAGGTCAGGTAAGAGAGTGTTTGAATGGGTTTCCAGACGTAACACTAGGCTTAACTAAGAGACCTGGATTTAAGTTTATATCTAAATTAAAGAACGCAGGTGGTACAGACTTTAGTGGTACTCAATTAGATGGAGCCAAGTGGTTCTATATCAATAGAGATTCTACTAATAAATACATAGGATGTATTACACCTGAAGCATCTGGTACTAACGGTACAATCCATGTATGGAATGCTGCTACAGGAGCAGTATGTACAGTTACAGATAAGGCAACTAACTCAGCTATAGGAGCACATAGTTATTTAACAGGAGCTAAGTCAAACTATGATGTACTAACTGTAGACGCAGCTACGTTCATTACTAATGACAAAGTAGTTGTAACTACACAGGCAGCTCCTACATTCGTAGCTCAAAGTAGAGGAACAATATTAGTAAGTACACTTCCAGAGGGTAAGACTTCAATACAAAGTCAACCATTTGAAATCAAGTTAGGCGGTACATCTATAGGTACTACTCGTGTTATATCTCACACATCAACAGCTACTGATACTTACGAAACTTTATTAACAGCTCTTGAAACAAAGGTAAATGCAGAGAATATAACAGGACTAACAGTTACTAAATATGCTAACCAACTACAGTTAGATTATGTAGTTAGCAATACTAGAACACCTTTCACCTTAGAGGCTAAAGGCGGTGCTGATAATAAGAGGTTAGTGGTCTATCAGGACTATGCTTTAGATGCTGCGTCCTTGCCTCCTAACTCATTCCATAACCATATAGTTGCTATCAATAAAGGTACTAGAGATACCACTGATGATTACTATGCAAAGTTTGTAGCAGATAACGGTGCAGCTGGTAGTGGTTACTGGAAGGAAGCGTTAGCCCCGAACGTATCTCCAGGTTTAGTAGCCACAACGATGCCTTACAGGTTAGTAAATACAGGAACTAATACTTTTGACTTTGAGGTTATACCTTGGGTAGATAGGATGGTAGGTGATGACCTAACGAATGCACATCCTACCTTTGTTGGTAAGACAATTAAGAAGCTATTCTTTCATGACGATAGAATGGGTTTCTTATCAGAAGATAATGTCATACTTAGTAAATCTAAGAATCCATTTGATTTATATAGGATTGGAGCAAGAAGACAAGAGATAGCTGATCGTATAGATCTAAACTGTGCATCTCTTAGACCTTGTAAACTATTCTCAGTAAAACCATTCAGACAGGGTTTAGTACTGTTTGCTAAGAACCAACAGTTCTTGATGTATGGAGAACAGAATGGTCAATTATTTCCTGGGTCTGCAAAGATAGCTCCTATCTCTAACATGGAGATGAGCGATGATGTTGAGCCAATAGACATTGGTACTCACATGAACTTCATTAGTAAGACTCCTAACTTCGTTAGGGTGTTTGCTATGACAACTAAA